CCGATTATTATCTCTATTCGGGTCAAGGCTGGATACATGCCTGGGGGTCAGTATACCCTTTACATAAAGGATTAAGTGATTACTCATACAACTACTCAGGTGAAAAAACAGAGTGGGATGTTGGTGTCGTATTTGGTGTTAAGTTTAACAAACATTTTAGTATCTTCGTAGAAGGAAGACATCTTAAATACTGGGATATAAGATCTTACAATATGCAAACAGGAATAAACTATTTAATATTCTAATATAATGGCTAAAGAATTAAGTGAAGACACGTCAATACAGTTAAGCCTAAAAACATTAGGTGGTATAGCATTCGGGATTGCAACACTAGTGGGTATGTGGTTTGTATTACAAAACGATATAGCAGAGGCTAGGAATTTACCGCTACCGATGGATCCTGTTATTACTCGTATGGAGTTTGACATGAAGGATAAACTTGTTAGGCAAACCATTATGAATACCCAGGAAGATGTTTCGGAGATGAAAGAAGATATGAAACTAATCAAGCAAAAGCTTTATGAATAAGCTTATACTTTTACTACTACTCACTACAAATATTGTAGCTCAAGAGTTTGTTACTTCTAGCTCATTTGGACCTAAAACAGCCAAAGGTATTACTGTTATAGAATTCTGGGTGGAGTGGAATAAAGGTAATGAGGTAGAGTTCTTATCAGAACTTAAAGATTGCTCATCTTACAGAGTATGTATTGTGAAGAGCTCAGACTTACAGAGCGAATACAAAGTAACTTCTGTTCCTACGGTTATCGTATTTGATAATGGTGTAGAACAAAGTAGGTTTAGCCCTAACATTATGTTGGAGTTAAAAGCGACTAAGAAGGAAGTGCAATCTAACATAGACGACATAACATTTAACAAATTTCAGTAATGGATAAGGAAAGACTTGAAGAATCAGGATGGATAGTAGTCGTTATGGCTTTACTATTCTTTATGCTAATGTTTATATCAAAGACAGCTAATGCTCAACAACAACAAGTGTTCGTAGAGTGTACGACAGGAGAGTATCCTGACGAGATTACTTGGCAAATACTTACTTGTAATGGTGGGGTTTTATTGGAAGGGATAGCTCCGTACTTGGGTGCTGTGGTTTTACCAGAATACTACCAGATAAACATGGTTGATTCTTACGGAGACGGATGGAATGGTGCTTACCTATACTTAGGGCAGACAGAGTATGGATTCTTATCTGATGTAGATTGGATAGATTCTCTTGGTACTTGGCCTCAAGAATTTAAAGAACAACTTGTAGATGTAGGTTGTCTTACGATAGGGATTGAAGAGATAGATAATACAAATTTCATTCCAACACACTACTACGATCTTTTAGGAAGAGAAGTAAAGCCTGTGAAAGGTTTTTACATAGCAAGCAACGGGATATTAACTAGGAAGGTTTATATAGATGAGGTTAAGTAATAATTTTGTATTGTCAGAGATAACTCGTAGCAATACAGCAAAAAGATTGGGAATAGGTAATGGTCCGAGTAAAGAACATTTACGAAGTATTCAACATATTGTTACTAATATTCTACAACCTCTTCGTGATGAACTTGGTCCTATCAGGATCAGTAGTGGTTATCGTAACCCGACACTCAATCGTGCTATTGGTGGCTCTACTAAGTCACAGCACTGCAAAGGTGAGGCGTTGGATATTCAATTTTGGCGTGAAGGTAAAATCGCTAATAAAGAAATATATGACTGGATCATAGCTAACGATATTGAGTTTGATCAAATGATTAATGAGTTTGACTTTGCCTGGATACACATCTCCTTAACTAAAGAAGGTAATAGAAAGCAGGTGTTGGAGGCTTATAAAGACGAAGACAACGACACTAAATATAAATACGCTGACTTATCATGAGTAAACTACTAGATCTATTAGGGGGAGGGGTTATTAAGCAAGTCGGAGACGTACTTGACAACTTAACTACCTCTAAAGAAGAGAAGTTGGCTGCTCGCCAGAAGATAGAAGAAGTGATAATGCAAGCTGAATCTAAAGCTCAGGAACAAGTTTCTAGGCGTTGGGAGGCAGACATGAAGTCCGACAATTGGTTGTCTAAAAATATTAGACCTTTGATATGTATATTCTTAACGGCAATGTTTGTGGTTATATCTATATTTGATGGTAACACTGGAGCTTTTAAAATAGCCCCAGCTTATGTACCAATATATCAAACACTGCTTATAACAGTCTACGGTGCATACTTTGCAGGTAGATCAATAGAAAAGATTAAGAAGAAAAACTAATTACATATTAGATCGAGAAATTCCATTTCCTTCTCTAGTAGTTTCTGTTTATTCATAACGTACATCTCCTTGTACTTGCACATACTAAAGTATGACTTGTAAAAGCTATTTGCTGCGCTACTAATTATATCTAACCTTTTCTTTTTAACCTTATAAAGCTTAGAGAATTTATCCTCTATAGTTTCTAACTCACGCTTCATGGTTTCTAGTTCAATTATAACCTGGCAGTAATCTTTCATACATTCAGATTCTTCAGATGTTGTCTGGATTTCCTTAAGTAACCTTAGACTCGCCTTGGCTACATCCATTTCACTCTATTTTTTAAAACGCTTAGAGTTACACTTACATTGTGTTTGATTTTTAGGAATCTTTTTACAACACGTAAATCCTTCTTTCTTTTCAGTGCCGACTTCAGCACTCTGGTTATCAGTCCTTTCATTGGTTTTGGTTTTAATTAGTTTTTGTAAATAAATAGCTAAGTCCATTGCTTCTTCTTGGGCATGAACTAACCACTGTAATTCTGTTAGGTCTGTACGATCCATTGTTACTCCGTACTTACTCTTACCTAACTCTGCTCTGTCTTGTATACTTATACAGACATCATCTTCTATACTGCTCATATTAGAAATTGTAAACTAAGCTTGCAACTCTACCGTTCTCCTTGTGGAATAAAAATCCTTCAACCGCCTTGGGGGATCCTTTATATCCTTTTTTTGAATGCCAGGAATCAGCGCCTGAAGGACTTCTCATGTATTCCACGGTTACACCGATATAATCTTTAGCTGATTGGAATTTAAGTTTTATTTTATGGTGAACATGATGTAAAAACATTGTTCTGTGTCTACACTCTCCCCACAATACAGGAGCCTCCTGTGCCATTAACAATGGTAAGTCAGCTTGTTTTGCTCCATCGCCATGCTCTAATCCAATAAGGTTGTTAAAGAATCTGTAGTACTTACGATGAGCAGGTCCTGCATCAACAGTAACATCTTCTGATTCTCTGAACCATGATTTTAAGCAGTGAGCTAAATGGAATCCAGACTGGTAGTCGTGGTTAGACATTGAGTGAACGCAATCTACAGGGGCTATCGTTGATAACATCTCTACCGCAGCTACGTATATTTCTAGGGCTAACTCGAATGACTGCCACCACATACCGTCTTGATTCTGGGGGGTTCCGTTCGTTGTTGTGTTTAATGTATTGTCGACGTGTAGTACGTCATTACCAATACAGAGTAATACTCGACTGACATCAAAACCTTGAGCTTGATTCATAAGGCCTTGTACGCCTTCTAAGACTCTTTCTTTTGCTATCTGTCTGTTATACTCTTCTCCTTCTCCAGTCTCCTCAGCGATAGCTAATTTACCCACGTGAATGTCAGCAGGGTTTATAACTAGCAGGTGATTTCCTTGGATCTTGGTTAGGGGTTTTGGGTATGTTATCTTATGACGGGATATTGTGTTCTCCAGGTCAATAAGTAACTTGGCTGATGAGCGTTCACTCATGTTGCCATCATTCTTTGTTACAATCGAGAATCTTGGTTCACCACTAGCGGACTGCCAGTGTTTACACGAGACGACTTCCTCTGGATCTACGCCTCTCTCTTTTAAGTAATCTAAATATACAGATGAGATTTGATCGTTGTCATTGATATTAGAGACATCTATTGCTCTCATTTCCTTGATAACGTCAATTTCCTCTTGCTTGAGGCGCATTCGGTGATTCGACATGTGTTTACTTTATGTTAACAATATCATGGAAGTCTGGATCTATCTGCTTAATCTTAAGCATTAACTCCTCGGTCTTGTTTTCCACGGACAGGTGTTCTTCAGGGGTGGACTCTGAGCCTAGATTGGCTTGTAATGAGGCGTTTAGACGTAACAATTCGTCTATCTTAACTCTAGATTCTTCACAAGTCTTATAGCTCGTGTCTTGATTCTTGCCTTTAAGCCAATCTATATATTCGTTTCTCACAATGTTCCCTCTTCGATGTAACTATCTATTTCCTCAGTGCAAGATACAAAATATTTATCATACATTTCTAGCGTGTATTTGTACTTCTGCCTCCCACTCTCAAGGAACTCAGGAGATACATCAAATATACCTACGTTGTACGGGAAGTTCTTGCCTATTACAATGAACTTGAACTGATCCAATCCAACTGCATCTGCATAGAATGCTGCTTGCATATCGTAGTGATATTTCTTACAGTCATATTTGAACTTATCTATGCCTCCGAACTCTGCGGTAGTCTTAATGTCTGCGATAAAGTCAAACGATTTAAGGTCTAATTTACCTTTACACTTGATTCCTTTATCGGTAGTCCAGGTAACTGCCTGTTCCTTTTCTGCTTGAGAGATTAACTCCATTACCTTCGGGTGGTGGAATAGAGACATACACATAGCATCGATCTTGTCCAGATCTTTCACTGATATTATACTCTTACCAACTGACTGAGCGTGAGATAACTCAACCATCTTCCACTTTTTGTTTATAGTAGATGTCATTCCTTTTTCCTTTTCAGGCCTAAGCTCTGTATCTAATATGTAGAATTGGTCATTGAACTTGTGGGGTTCTAATGCCATGCAGTGGAATGCACTACCGAATGTCATAGCAGGGGTTGCTTCGGGTGGAGAATCTAAGTATGCTCTGAAATCTGCTGGAGACTTAAGTAAGTTCTTTAGCATTGAGCAACTAACGTGTGTCTTGTCTGCGAAATATACTTTATCGTCAGCAAGGCTTTCTGTAAACTTTTTGGTTGTTTTCATAGTGTTTGTTTTAAAATGTTTAAGGCATAAAAAAGAAGGCCGAAGCCCTCTTTCTATTAACCAATTGAATAACCAACAATTATGACAACCAAATCATACACCAAATATAGGTTATATAATCAGATTGTCAAGCTATTGCTAGGATTACTTTTTAACAGTCATCTTTCCTCTAGGTCTATTGGCCTTAACTGCCTCTTTCTTAGCGGCTTTCTTTACTGCCTTCTCTGGTTTAGCTGTGGCTACCTCAGCGGTTTGCTTTGCTTGGAAGTCCATTTGCTCCCATACAAGACGCTGGATAGTACCAGCAGCATGACTTGCTCCAATGAAGTTAACCATCATGTCTTCCTTCATAGTTGGAGTGATCTTCACCCCAGCAGCCTCAAACATTTCTGTTAAATGTCCTTCAACGTGAGTTTCTAGTTCAGTGATAGCTTTCCCTAACGGAGAGTTTCTGAATTCTTGTTCTTGCTCAGTAACGGCAGCAATTTCTTTAATCTTTCCCATAGCGTAATTGTTTAGAATGGTAAATTATCAATATCGAAGATTTCTGGCACGACCTGATTCCTTTTAGAGTCAATGAAGTCCATGGTATTCTTTTGTAGAACATCTTCCCATACCATTTTTTCTTTGTTTAAAGATTTAAACCTACATATCTTAGGCTCGAATCTGAGTATCACAGGCTCATCTTCCTGAGTTGGAATACCTACAAGCTTCTGGAACTTAATCTTCCTTACGTGAAGTTGTGTGTCGCTCCAATCATCTGAGTTTGGATTCCTGTGTACAACTATAAAGTTGTCCGTTCTATTCGCAAACATACCTCCCATTTCCACGTCGTAGTGTGATGGAGCAGGTGTTGTTCCGTCTTGATTCTTTTCTCTAGCAGCTTTAGTTACAGCATGTGTTACTAATATAAACTTTACAAAGTTCTTCTGTTTAAATCTACGTATGTCCGACAGTACTTGATAGTAGTAGTCGTACTTACTCATAGACCTGTTAATAGCTAGATCATTCATTGGATCTACATAACATCCGTCAAAATCACCATTGTCTAGTTCCGTCTGGAATACTTCCATAACATCATAGATTGTTGGTGTGTTAGGAAACGATACCACTTTGAAGTGTTCCATTACCCAAGCGCAGGCAGCATCAAATACTGACCTATCCATCCTTTCGGATTTGGTTTTGTCGGCAGTCATTCCTATAAACATCTCTGCTAGATCTATAACCATTTCACCAACAGGTTCATTCTCAGGGCAGTAGCATAACCATTTCCATTTGTACTTTACTGATGCTAACATCATTAAGTAGAAAATAGCTGTAGTCTTCCCTATGTTGGCAAACCCTGTTATAACATCAAGCTCACCCTTTCTGAAGGTGTAGTGTTTGTCTAACCAGGGAATCCCAGTAGACAAGCCTTTGTTATATCCATTGTTGTAGACATGATTTAGATACTCGGAAACCTCTTCCTTAGAGTTTATCTTATGCTCCATTAGAAGTTGTATGAATCTAAGCGTGTCTTCTGAGCGTCTGCGACTTTACGTGCTCGATCATTAGACTCCTTATTAGTTTCTAATAGATATAGATAATCTTCCCAGCTACCATTAGCGAGAAAATTGTTAGGATATTTTCTGAACTTCTCCTCAAAAGCGTTATGATACAATGGTATTAACTCCATTATAGTAGCTTTCTGTTGGTTGTTTAGCTGTTTCCACTTGATAAACGATTGACTCTTAGTCTTGCTTACCCCGTAGGCTTTATAGAAGTCCAGGAAATCCTGCGTGTAACTTGACATTACCTTCTCTTTAGGTTCGTATCCATCTTTCGATGTAATTACGTTCATTAAGAATTCAGCATCCTTAATTATCTTACCCAGAGTTTTCAGTATCAGTTCTCGGTTCATCTTCAATTGGTTTGTTGGTTTCTAATATGGTTATATGACACCCTGCCTTTTCCTTATCGTATAAGTAAGTCTCAAATGAGGGCATTATTTCGTCGCAGTTGTCGTCGTGTATCCATCCGTATATGGTCATCTGATCTTGTACGGTTTGTAGTGGATTAACGTAATCGAACTTGTGTCGTGTTCCTCGTATAAACTTGAACGATATATGTACAGGTTTTTGTAATCCGTCGATGACAGACCTAAACTCTTCAGCATACTGCTCCCAATAGGGTTTAGTATTTTTGATGTAGTTCATTACTGTCTTTGAATGGATCATGTGTTTCCCAGTCCAGCGCTTACCATTCTTAGATGAAGGTGTGCTTAGTGGGATAAAGTATGTTCTCTCTTCCATAAAACAAAGATAGTAAAATAAATTACTCCCTACTAGGCGAACCGTTCGGGAGCATATTTATCTAGAAAGGCATTGATCCATGATCAACAGGTGCTGTTGCCTCTGCTGAATCTGCTTTAGCCTCACCTTTATTGGTGAATACCTTCCAAGCATTAAGGTCTGTATAGTACTTACCTTTATACTCTCTTGATTCTACGTCAAAGCTAACGTCTACTTTCTGATCTACCTTGTTGTACTTAACAAAGTTGTCTACTTTTTCTCCTCCAAAGAGGTTGAACGCTACGGTCTTAGCGTATTCACCGTCGGTCTCAACAACGAAGTGTAGTTTTTTCCACTCTTTGCCTGTAGATTTAGATATACCAGATTGTAATTCACCGATTGTCTTGATTGTTCCTGTAATTTGTAAGTTGCTCATAATTAATGGTTTTGTGAGTCATTTATTTTAGACTCCGTTTAAAAAATAGGAAGGGATATTATCTCCCCTCCATGGTAATGTTTATATATTCTCTTGAACTTCTTTGAGTAGTTCCGCTTCTTGACTCTCCGTCATTGAGTACTTGGCCATAGCCTCAGACACTCTTTCTGGATGAGTTGATGCAGCAGTAATCATAGCGTCGAAAGTCTTCTTGTCGAGCTTAATCTTCGGGTTACTTGATGCAGCAAAGTCTGATGCCTCATCTTCTCCGAATACGCCCTGCGAGTATAGACCTGCAAGCTTTAACACTATACGGGATAACGCACGCTTTTCTGCCATAGCGACAGGGTAAGCATTTGAGTTGTTACCAGGCGAGCATTCTCCGTAAGTCTCTGTACGAGATTCACCCATAGTTCCTATTGCCTTGATAAGGCAGTACTTATGGTCGTCGGATAGCTTTACAATATCATAATTGATGTCGATCTTGTAGGCGGCTTGCACCTTTTCTATACCCGATCTCGTTATGATGGTATAAAACTTATGCTTGTGTACATCTTCTCCTGTGAGGTTGCACTTCTTGAATAAGTCGTTGAGTAATTCACCTTTTGTTTTTGGCATGATGTTGGTTTTAATGGTTAGTTTAAATAATTAGATAGCGTAGCTTATGATCCACATGCTTCGCAATCTTCGTTGTCGATACTACAAGCCTCTGGTTGATCCTTGGTTTCAAGGTCTGTAATCCAGGAGTCTAGGGTATCCGCTTTGTTTTCTTCAGTCTTAACTGAATCGTCATTCTTTATCATCTTCTTTTGTTTTTATCCAATCTTCTTCAGCACGGGTTTCGTACTGCATAGGATCGAATGGTTTATACTTAGCCTTGGCTATTCCTTGCATGACTATCTTCGCAAAACCTCTGAGCAATATATGTTGCTTCCTGAAGATAATTGTCGATGATATTTCTACAAATAATTCAGCCATTACTTGCTTAACTAGCTTGCTGTCAAGCTCTAAGTCGTAAGCAACTTCTTCGCAGATTTGGTCGATCTTTGATTTTTTCATAGGCACGTGAAGATACGAATTTAAGATTACTTAGACAAGCCTTGTACTTTTACGTTGAGTACTGCTATTATTATTAGCAATGCTCCTATTACGTAAGGTGCGTACAGTGCTGTAATTACCATTATCAGTTGACTAATAAGGGCTACCCCTGCGTATGCTATACCTACTTGGAATAGTAGCTTAGACAGAGAGTTTGACATGATTTCCTTGAACATAATTTATTGTTTAAAGGTTATAAATCTGAAGACTTTTGATCGAGAATATTTCATTCCTTGCGATTCTTTGTGTCGCTTCAGCTCGGCACCACTTAATTCTATAACGATATGACCTCTACTTGCGTTGACATAGTCATCTATTAGAAGTTTACCATAACGGTTTTTAACTTCTCCGTGTAAGCCACGTAGTCTTGGTGTCATTCCAGTGTTTTGGTTCATGCGTTGTAGACGCTCGTACCATACAACTGCGTTGGCTCTTTCAGGGATCTTGGAATCGAATATCACGGTTCCTTCTATTTCTGCTTGGCGTAACGCAGCTGCGTAGGTTAGAGCAATAGCTTCTGTAATCATATTGCGAATGATGATTTATCGGCACCTTCCCTGTAGTTGTACCCGAACATACGTCCAGGTCCATTACCTTCGTCATCTTGCGATGCGTACAGTACTGTTCCGTCATCAAATATTAGAGCGGTAGCACTTTCTGAGTGGTGATTACCTTCCCAGCCTTCAGCTTCAATCTCACTTGGCATCATTTTTCTGACGCTTACTAATTTTACACCTATCTTCATAATTAAAGTATTACTTGGTTAACAAATAGACTCACAACGACCAGTAGCCAGCTAAGCAAAAGATGCCTATTGTCTAAGGTTGGTGTTTCGTCTTTATCTAATATTCCTTCGATCATAGCGTTGCCGAGATCTACTACGAATATCATTGTCTGATAGATAGCGAATAGTAACGCTAAGCACAGCACTCCGTTTGTGATGTATATCATTGTTCGTTGTATTTACGATTTACTTCTGCGATTATATCCATAATGTTTACAGTCTCTACGTTAAGGTGGTCATTCACCTCTTTGTATTCCTGTTGATGTAACGATTCGGATACTGCATCTAACTGATTATGAGGCATCTCCTCTACGGAGATTCTAGCCAGGTCGTAGATTTCATCTACTATATCCACCTTCAGTGGGGCTAACCTCTTCGTTGCTTTATAAGCGTAAGGCTTGCCATCTTTACCGATCCTTACGGATACAGCAAGAAAGCCATTCTTAGTGCTTAGATTTTTGACATCTTCTGGGGTTAACAATAAGTCAATCCCTGTTGTGTCTACCGTCGTAACGTTTCCTTTAATAAACTTTAAGTTATTCATTGGTTTGGTTTTAGTTAGTTGTTATTTAAGCATTACAAAAAGTATGTTATATTTCTAACTTCTTTCTTTATTTGTTTTTCATAAGAAGTTCCTCTTGCAGTATATTGTCTTGCTTCGTTTTCAAGTATTGCAGTTAATATTGTTTTAGGTAAAATCATTGGCATGTTTTTATCATCCCATCCATCTACATCAACACAGCCTGAGTCCAAAACTCTATTAATGTTTTGCATTGCTTTTTGATGAGATTCAATAAGCATATCACTAACTAGTTCTTTGATTTTCTCTTTATTATTTTTCATTTGGTTTGGTTGTTAGTAAATAAACTCAGTTTCCTGCTCGCACTCTTCGTGACACTTAGGGCAGTTCTCGTACTCTTCTAGCTTGAGTTCCTCAGCTTTCTCAGTCCAGCCTTCTGCTTGCATGTCTGCATTACAGCAATCGCTTGAGTATCTGATCTCTGCGTTCTCGTCGGTTACTAATCCGTTAGAGGAGCGTATTCTCCCTGCGAATCCCATACCTTCTTCGCTATACTCCATTTCTACACATAGATCTGGGTTTTGCTCTATAAGGGCTTCGATTACAGGTATTGGAGGGCTCCATGCTGTCTCGAATGTTAGGCACACCTCATCTTCGACTGCGTGATGTACATACACAGAACAGGCGTTCCATTTAGTGCCCCAGTTGTTACAACACCAGTCGTACCATGTTCCAGCTCCGTAAGCCTTTACGTTCTCAAGGAATTGCAGTCCATTCTCGAAGTCTACTTTACTAAGTTCGCCAAGACAATGATCTAGCATTGTTTGTCTACGAACGCTTAGTTCGTCTTCGGGGTTTACGTTTGCCTTCTCCGTCCAGGCATCCCAACCTAAGTATCTATCTATCTCAGTCCAATCGTCAAAGCTTTCTGCTTTTATACAAGCTACAGCTTCGTTTGTTTTGGATCCAGATGTTATACCTAATTCTTCAGGCATCTCTACGAAGTCGTTGAAGTCGAAGAGTCTAACCCCTTCTTTCTCAACGGTGTCTCCGTCCATATTTGATTCTAATTTGATAGACAGTGCGTTATAAAACTTTGTCATATCTTCTTTTGTTCCTGAAATGTTCAGGGTATTGTAGCACCAGTTTGGCATAATTTCTATTGTTTAGTTGGTTGGTTAGCCCATGAAGGGATACTGTCTCTGATTTCTTTCTTTTGTTCTTTAGTTAAGAGGCTGTATAGATACTCTATCTCATCTCTTGGACTATCACATTCTTCTAGTACCCATAATGAGTACCATTCATCGAATTCCTTACCCATAAATTGCTGTATCATAATTTGGTTATTTAGTCGATTGATAATTGAAGGTTTACTTTGATTTTCCATTCCCAGTTAAGTTTTTTAGTAACAGGGTTTCTAACTTGCCTGTGAGCTTCAATGATGCTCTTCTTTTCCAGGCTGTTGGTTCTACCAGTTACCTGGTTGATTGGAATATCTAGATGAACTGATAATTGAGCGTTGGTTGCCGCTCCGTTTAGGTCTGCTAAAGCCAGAAGGACTACGCCCTCCATTCGATTTATCTCTCCGCTTTCCTTTAATTCCTTGTACGCTATTATACTTGTATCTCTCATTAGTTACAGATTGGTTGGTTACAATGTTCACATATAGGTACGACTATCACCTTCTTAAGGTTTAGCCTTAGATTCTTTTCTATAGTACCCTTAGAGATGCTAAGCCTCTTGACGTGATTACATAAGTCTTCCATTGCTCTTACTGAGTACAGCACGGATGAATGATCCTTATTTATCTCAAGACCTATAGTCTTTAAGGTTTCTTTAGTGTACTCTCTAGATAGCAGACAGAACATTTGTCTTGCCTCGCTTATATCTCTACGCCTACTTCTACCTTTTAATTCCTCTTTGCTTATCTTTAGTTCAAGGCGTATTGCTTTGAATATTATATCAAAGGGTGTTAGGATAATTTCTCCCATCTAGTTATCTTTTTGTAGTTGTATTAATTCCTCATCAATACTATCCCATATCCATTCAAGGTCTTTCCTTGTGGATTGATCAATGTGATCCCATACCCTGTCTATGGCGATTGTATAGATTAGGTTTTGTTTTTCTAGTAATTCTTTCTTGGTCATGATATTTAATGTTAAGTTAACATAGAGAAGACTACTATACATTATATTGGCGGTATGAATAAATTCACTAAACTAGTTTACGCACTTATAATGATAGTAGTCTATGCTATTGGTGTAAGTATTTAGCAGGCTGCCATTCCGAAGAAGTAGAAAGCTTTAATGCCTTTCTTTCCTTTATACCCTCTGCGTTCTTTCATTCGCTTGAGTACGGCTCCTGTTATTTCTACGCATACACAATCACGCTTATCTAAGCTTGATAGTATTTTGTCTTCCCACTTATCGAACGCTGCCGTTCCATATCTTGGGTTTCCGTTTGCTATAGAAAATCCATGGCAAGTACTTATTGTACCGTTGTATCCATCGTGCCCATCTTCGTACTCAGCTTCTTCTACTGCTGAATGAAATGCTTCTCCTGGACTTTTGAAACGTCCTACTTCTAGTGCTGAAAAATCACATGCTCCCATAATTGTTTTGTTTTAATTGGTTGTTAATAGTTATTTAATTCTGATACTCGTACTACGTCTCCTAGGGTTTCTCTTCCGATCTCCGCTGCCTCTTTCTCAGAGTTAGCCTCTACGGGCTTCCACTCTTTGTAGTCGCATGGATCGTCTTCGTTTGAATATCTAGTTGGAATGAATGTTACTGCGTAAGTTTTCATATCGGTTATTTAATGGTTATTGTATATGACTCTCCCATAGGTGAATCGTGATGACTCATTGTTGCGTAATACACGCCTTCTTCGTCTTCGCTCCAGATCTTGAATGTTAGGTCTGATTCGATTGCGATAGCCTTGAAGATGTCTACACCCTCTTCGATTTCTATCTCTTTCTCTCCAGATCTATTTCTCCAGCCCATGTTCTTGCCTTCTATCTCGGCAACTCTTCCTTGATACTCTCCGAAGTAGTCGTTCATGTCTTCCTCGAAATGCTCGTAAGCATCTCCAGGTAGATTTTCATCCTGCCATACAATCTCTTCTATCAGGTCTTTATCAATATCTGCTATATTGAATTCCCCAACCCTCTTGTCGTGGTTATCTGACTTATAGTGTTCATATCTTTCTATGAATTCGTGCTTCTCATCCATATAAACATCTACCTCATAGTCGATGTACTGATTAATGTTGTACTCTGCAATTTTTTTCATGATTTGGTTGTTTTGGTTATAGTTTTTTGAATAATCCAGGCATTGCTTCTATTGCGGCATCATTGATCATTGAAACCACAACACCTTCATTATTCGTGTGTGTGTACATTTTTGATTCTTCCTGAAAGATGTATATACTACCTTTTAGTATGTCTCCTTTTTCATGTTTCTGAGTTACTAATAGCTCTATTTTTTTCATCTTATTGTTTAGATTTGTTTAGCTCTAGTTAATACATTGACGGGTTCTTTACCTCGTCCTATTAACAGCTTGTCTACTGCGATAGCCGCCTCTCGCTCTGTATCAAACTTATTCCTGCCTACACCTTTCATGTTTACGTACCAGCGCTGAGCGCTACTTGTTTTAATACTAGCAACATGTTTGTACTCGCTAGGAGCGTAATTCATTTTGTTCATCTTAGTCTTGTTTTAGTTGTTTAAAAATAGTATCGCCAAATAAAACACCCCAGCTGCCAATATTGAAGCTACGCACCATTCAAACAAGTTATTTTTCTTCTTCATCTTAGTCTTGTTTTAGTTCTTTGATTCTTTGATTCAATGCTTTTGCAATTTCCTCCACAATAAAACCATCATACATACTGTCAATCATATCTATGACATTTTCTAGCTCCTCTACACCTCTTTGTTTAGCATACCTCTCAACTTGTGATTTAAGGTCGTTATCTGAAATGTCTAAAGTTATCGTTTGTGATTCATTCATCTTAGTATTGTTTTAGTTTCCACAAACATACAACAAATATATTAGTCTACCTAACTGCATACCTTCCAACCTTAGAACGTAACTCATAAAACATTCTCATAGCTAAAGCGTCTGAGTAATCAGGTGATCGTCCTATTACCGCTTTAACCACGTCCTTAGGCACTATCTTTAATTTACCATCTTTGTCTATGTCCTTCGTCCTTACCTGTTCTAATTCTTCGGTTATGTGTTTACGAATATCTACATCTCTAATAGTAATACCTACCTGCCCTTTGTTAATTAGATCGGCTAATTTATAGTAACATTGCGTCTTCAAATTCTGAAAGTTCTCCTTCTTAATTGGTGAAGCGTTGTTAATAAACCCTTTGCACCTTAGTACATCTTGCAACCCACCACCGACACCATCACTATCGACTATAATATTGGATAGCTTTACTTGATTATCTCTTTGCACTTTTTTAATGTAATCAGCTAATTCGGTGATAGTATTCTTGTCGAATGTTTTGATCATTACCACCTGCAAGCCCTCGAATAACATCACGACAGATTTATCTTCACCCATACGAGCTACATCACAACTAATATATTTTTCACCTGAAGCTCCTGTGTTATCGAATAGATTTAATATACTGTCATAGTTAATAAGCGAATCAGAAGAAGCATCGTATTCCCAATTCCCAAATAGAAGACGTTGTTTAGATACCTCGTCTAATTTAGATAATTGCTTTTCATAATGCTTAGATATAAATTGATTATCCGTAACTAATGAAGGCACGAATTTACGGTAGGATTTCAATGTACCTAATTGAGCAGGTTTATAGTATTCAGTATACACCCAATTCTTAGCAGGGTTGCAAGTCATTAATAACTTAGGTATAATATCATAATCATCTAACTTGTATCTTATCCTAGATTGAACTACATTAACTGCTTTATAAGTTACTTGGTTCACTTCATCAATGAAAGCTCCTGTAATTTCTAAAGATCCTAAACTATCGAAGTTTCTATCTGAAGGATAAAGGAATAAATCCTTGAGTATTATTTCTGATCCATTAGTAAATGAAACTATATTACTTGATCCGTTGAAAGTATAATGTTCTCCACTCTTTAAACCCCAAGCACCACACACCTCAAAGAACGTGTTTAACGTGGTTTTCTTTAATGCGTCTAACTTAGACCTTCCCATTAAGTAACGTGTCTTAGGGTACCTTAAACACATTGTAACTAACCAAGCAGAGCCCACCCACGATTTACCTCCACCTGCTGCACCACCAAATAGCACTTCATTTGTAGATTCATCAAATAGGTAACGTAAACAATCCTTCTGCTTACTCGTAAATTCAGGACTTATCTCCAAGATCTATATTGATTTTAATAGATTCGTTGTTGCTTGTAATATCTAACTTATCTCCGTACCCCCTAGACTTTCCTTTATGCTTTAATAGGAATTGAGTGCTTGAATGATTCCCTTCTTTGATCTGCTTCATTAAGCTGCTTTCAGCAAAATCTAAAGCTAAATTATCTAATTCTTTTACTTTGTCTGCAAATTCGGGATCTTCTTTTAACCAAGTATAATATTGTGTCCTGCCTATGTCTGCCATTTTAATAGCATTGGTAACTATTCCTAAGTTTTTCTCTAATGCTTTGAGCATCTCTACTTTAGCTATTTTCGTTCGGTTTTGATCAGTCTTTTTTTCCATCTTAATTTTGTTTTCCGTATTTATCCATGTAATTCATGTGAATTTCTATAAGCATTTCTTTGTATTGCTTCTTATCTCCGTACTTTATATGGCATGGTCTACACACCGCCTGCAAATTCCCTATATAATCCTTCAACTTACTACCACCCATGCCACGAGCTTCGATGTGGTGAATGTCTTGGGCAGGTGAAGAACATACTTCACAAGGTATATATTCGCATTCGTCAAAGTTGAAAAA